AGATGGAGCCGAATCTGAACGACAGGCTCTTAAAGATATTGCAACCATCGCAGCAGACGGCGACCTCGCCATCACCCGCCTCAACGCCTGCATCGACCAATACCAAGCAGTAAAGGACAAGGTCAATGTTAAACAGTGATCAACTTCAAAAGCTGGGTATCAGCCCCGCGTGGGTTGATGGCTTGAACAAGACCTTTGAGCGGTTCAACATTTCGACACCCCACCAGCAGGCCATGTTCATTGGCCAGTGCGGCCACGAGTGCGCCAACTTCAAGATTCTGGAAGAGAACTTGAACTACAAGGCGGCCACGCTGATGCGGCTGTGGCCTAAACGCTTCCCCACACAAGAAATTGCCAATCAATATGCAGGAAACCCAAAGAAAATTGCCAACATGGTTTACGCAAACCGAATGGGCAACCGTGACGAAGCTTCTGGCGACGGGTTTCGTTTTCGAGGGCGGGGATGCGTTCAGCTTACCGGCCACTCAAATTATTATCACGCGGGTCAAGCGCTCGGGTTCGACTTCGTCATGCACCCCGAACTCATCGCCACCCCAGAATACGCAGCCCTGACCGCTGGTTGGTTTTGGGACACGCACAAGTTGAACGCCCCGGCCGAGGCTTGGGACTTCATAAAGTGCACAAAGATCATCAATGGTGGGACAATTGGCCTTGAAGAACGCCGCAAACACGCAGAGCAAGCCCTTGCTGTTCTGACCGCCTAATGGGAAAATAAAGCATGACCACGCCCTCATTTGTACTGACCTACGACAGCCTCACGAGTACCGTTCTTCAGTACTTGGAGCGGCAAGACCAAGCGGTCGTCAACTTTATCCCCACAGCCATCTCGTTGGCTGAGTTTGAGATCGCCCAAGAAATCAAAACCTTGGGCCAACTGGAAGTTGTTGATTCAACCCTTCAAGCCGGTAACCCAGTTATCCAAAAGCCCGCACGTTGGCGCAAGACTGTCTCCATGACGTTGGTGGACAGTTCTGGCAACAAACAGCCCTTATTGCTGCGCAAACTGGAATACCTAAACAACTACTGGCCCGTGGTGAGCGCAACCGCACAGCCGCTGTATTACGCTGACTACGATTACGACCATTGGTTTGTGGCGCCTACACCTGATGCGGCATACAGCTTTGAGGCTTTGTGCTACACCCGACTCCAGCCGCTGGATTCAAACAACCAGACCAACTGGCTGACCCAAAACGCACCCAATGCCATGCTGTTTGGCACATTGAAACAAACAGCCCCATTCTTGAAGAACGATGCTCGACTGGCTCTGTGGAGTCAGATGTTTACCGAAGCATTGAACGCACTCAAGACAGAAGACGTTTCTCGCGTTGGCGACCGTTCTGCGGTGGCTGTTGACAGTTAAAGCAATCTGGGCCATCCGCAAAGCGCAAAAGGAAATAGCATGAGCCAAAGTTATACGAATCCATTTACCGGCCAGACAGTCAGCCCATCACAAGTCTCTTACGAGTCGCTGACGATCAGCGCTAACACGCCTCTTGAGTGGCCGATCAACGGTAATGACGCCGTCACCTCGGCGAACATCATTGACGTGACCGCAACCATTGGTGCGGCATCGTTCCGCGGAACTATTTCCGGCACGACTCTGACTGTGACCTCTGTGACCTCTGGCGTGGTTCAAGTTGGCCAAACTATCATCGGCACGAACATCGCCGCAGGGACGACCATTACAGCCCTTGGAAGCGGCTCTGGCGGCACAGGCACATACACCATCAGCATCTCGCAAACAATCGGCACGGCTGAGGCTATTACGGCCTCTGCGTTGCTTTTGGAGTTGCCCCCTGCCACTCAGGTGTCGACCGGCCAAGCCATCATCGTGCGCAACGTTGGCTCTTACACTTTCACGGTGGCTGACAACTCTGGCAACTCGGTTGTTTCTGTGGCGCCCGGCATTGCGTATTACATCTGGCTGACCAACAACAGCACGGTCAACGGCACATGGACTGAGGTTCAGTTGGGTGCTGGAACATCGGCTGCCAATGCCGCCACGTTGGCCGGGTATGGCTTGGATGCCATCGGCAACACGCTGAACACCACCACACCCTCAGTGGCCTATTACACCAACGCCACCCTGAGTGCCAATGCTCAGGCTCAGTTGTCGGTATGGGAAGGTGGTGCTGGCACGATTACTTTGCCAAGTGCATCGGGTGTTGGCGCGAATTGGTTCACCATTGTCAAAAACAACGGCACCGGCATCTTGACGGTACAGACCTCTGGTTCGGACACGATTGACGGCATTTCAAATTCAACCCAGTTGCAAATCGGTGAGTCGTTTGCCTTGGTGTCGGACGGCACGTCCATATACAACTCTTGGGGCTATGGCCAAAGCGCAATCTTCTCGTTTACGCAAGAGCAAATTTCGGTCACCGGCGCAGGTGCCACGATCACTTTGTCTTCGAGCCAAGCCTCTTACACCCTTCAAGAATACTCTGGTGTCCTGAGTCAAAACACGAACGTGGTTGTTCCTTCCACGGTTCAGTTCTACGTTATCACCAACAACACAACTGGTTCATACACGCTGACTTTCAAGACAAGCGTTGGCGGTGGTGCAACAACAACTATCCCCAACGGCTCAACCGTTGCGATGGTGTGCGATGGCACAAACGTCTATGCTGTTTCGACTGTGTCTAACAACGTCACCTCGCTGACCTTGAGCGTGGGATCATCGACTAACCCCTCGCTGAACTTTGTGGGTAACCTGACAACTGGTTTTTATTTGCCCAACTCAAACCAAGTGGGTATCACAATCAACGGCTCTGAGCAGGCTTACTTCAGTTCAACTGGACTGACCGTGTTTGGCGGTATCAGCGGGGGCACATTTTGACCTCTAAAGTCATAGCCCTACAAATCCCGCCGGGTATACAGCGGGATGGAACTCAATTTGCTGCGCCGTCCTATGTCGACGGCGAGTGGGTGCGTTTCCAACGTGGCTTGCCCAGAAAGATTGGCGGCTACACCGGCGCATTCTTGAACGCTTCGGGCATCTCTCGTGGTCTTACCATGAGCGCCTCAAACGGCCTCAACTACATCATCTCGGGCTACAGCGCAGGCATTCAACAATGGGTCACCAACAACGTGACGGCCATTGGTACTGGGCCAACACCTTTCTCCTTGAGTTCATCGTTCACCCCAAACGCCAATAACTTGTGGCAGTTTGACATTGGTTGGGACTCAACCGGTGGGAATGCTCTTCAGTTGATCGCCCACCCCGGACAGAATCTGAACTTCATCTCAAGCACCGTCAATACACGTCCTTTGTTCGGGCCGTTTACTGGTACAACTCTGGCGCCAGTTGGTGTGTTTACGGCCGCAGGGACAACAACAAATACGCTGAAAACCGTCACGTTTGCCACCACCATTGCTGGCATCGGGCCGGGTGTGACCGTGACAGGAACTGGCATCCCTGCCAACACTTATGTGGTGTCTGCCAACACTGTAGCCGGTGTCTGGACGGCAACTTTGAACAACGCCGCCACCGCATCCGGCACGGTGACATTGACCTTTGACAACAACATCTCCGTGTCCGGCGGTGTTGTGATGCTCTACCCCTATTTGTTTGTGTATGGCAACAACGGGCTGATCCAGAACTGTGCGGCTGGTGACTTCACCAACTGGACATCGTCTGACGCCAACGCCAACAACGTGGCCTCTACAAAGATCGTGAAAGGGCTTCCAGTTCGTGGTGGTACTACATCACCCTCTGGGCTGTTTTGGTCGCTGGATTCGGTTATTCGTGTGTCCTACGCGCCCCAAAACGTGGGCACATCTACGCTTTACTGGCGGTATGACTTGCTGACCCAACAAAGTTCGATCATGTCGTCCAGTTCCGTCATTGAATACGACGGAATTTACTACTGGTGCGGCGTGGATCGGTTCTTGATGTACAACGGCACGGTTCAAGAAATTAAAAACGACCAAAACTTGAACTGGTTCTTTGACAACGTCAACTTCAGCCAGCGTCAAAAGGTCTGGTGTACTAAGGTTCCACGTTGGGGCGAGATCTGGTGGTTCTACCCCCGCGGTGACGCCACAGAATGCACCGACGCAATCATCTATAACGTGCGTGAATCACAATTGACCGGCAAACCGGTGTGGTACGACGCTGGATCTGCGCCCGGTGCCCGTCG